TTTTAAATATTGCTCAGCTTTTAGCTTAGGCAAATTACCAACATCAATATAAAATATTCTTCTTTCAGGAGCTCTAGCAATTCTATAAATTACCAAAGCATCTTCCATCATCTTTAATTGGTTAACGGGTTTAATTGCTTTATGCAATTGACCAATAACCACATTTTTATCGTAATCCAAAAGTCCAGAAGGAACAAAACAAATAGAATCCGTTGTAATTTTAATGCCCTGATTCGCAGTAGCAGAATAGGTTGGATTATATGTTAAACCTTTTTCATTATAGATAAAGAATTCTTCAATGGATTTGATTAAGTCTACTCCGGTATCCTTATCTTTTTCTTTCTTGACTTCTCTAATTTTCTTGATCTTACGAGGATCAAGTTGCATTAATTCAAGAATACCTCTTTTTGGATTCTTAGCATCAATAATCTTTTGATAATATAATCTACCGTCAATATACCAACGCCTAAATATATCGTAAGCTCTATTATCGAACTCTAAAAGTTTTAATATTTCATCAAATTCTTTTTCGATAGTATCTTTGATATCATCAGGTATATCCAATTTATCTAAATTGACCTTAACAATATCTTCATCGTCAACCGCGGCAATAGCTTCAGTTAATATTTCATCAATAGCTGCACTTGCATCTGAATACATTGAACATTCTCTATAACGAGTTATGAGTTCATATTCAGATTTAGTAGTTGCATCTAAATCTACATACGTACCAAAATACCCTCCAGCTTGTACAGTGGATGAGCCATCATCTATAATAGGTGTAGCCCAGCCTTGTTTCTGTATATCTAAAGGTTCTTCTTTTCCAAAAGTAAAGCCAAATAGTTTTACTGCCATAATCTTAAATCACTTTCAAATTAACCAATTAGGTTATTTAATAACTGTTCTGCAGGATTGCTACTGAATGTAAATGATTGATACTGGAACGAAACACCGAATGTTGATAGTGAATCATTTGTACCAAAGTCTAACGCAACCGGTCCAATTTCTACTGGGAATACACCTCTTAGTGTATATTGTTTTAGTATAGCGCCATTTCTATCTAATTGTCTGATAGTCATGTCTTGTTGATATTGCGATGGTGTAAGAACTCCAGTTTTAGTCTGTAGATCTTCAATGCCGCTCATCCATTGTTCTAACGCTGTACGAATAACAAAACCGGAATCGTTAATAACAGTACAATTGAATGGTGCAAATTCTCTATCACCTGCCATCTTAACTAATCTACCGCGATAATAAACTGGAGTAAGACCAATAGTCTGTCCCGGTAATTCCGCAACACTAATTAAAAATGGAGCTTTCTGTACTGCCGCAGATCTTGAACCAACGTAATTCGGGAAGGACAATTCGACCGAGAATTGATTCGGTCTAGCCCCTCCGTTCGTTAGTTCAGATTTAAATCGTTCTACATTAAATGGTATTGCCATTTATTATTCTCCTATTATGCCCCGACTTCTTCGAATGAAATGCCGCTTCTTGTAGCAATAAAATTCAATTGAATGAAGTTAATTGCTCTTGCAGGTTTAATGAATATATCTGCGACAAATTCATTACGATCTATCACCGCGGATGTATTGTTTGTTTCATCGCAAACTACTCTAAAGTCTGTAATACCACGACGGCCTTGAACATCTCTCAAGAATGGTTCTACAATGTTTTTAAATTGTCCTCTTGTGAACGCATCGTTAAATTCAAATAATTGGAATTTTGATGCTGTTGCAATAGATTTCTCTAGAACAATAAACAATCTGCGAACGTTGATACGATCAAATGCGCTTGGTCTTGCTAATAGAGTTTTATCTCCAAATAACAATGTGCCTTGTCCTGGGAATGTTACCACAGGATTTATACCACTCTTGTATAGAGTATCTCTATCTGTCTTAGCAGGTGAATATGCTAGTTTAACAACATTCTTGATTACTCCGCGATTATAACCTGCAGGAGAGAACCAAGGATCTGCTACATAGTCTGTTCTTGCAGATAGACCGGCAATATCACCATTTAATGCTACATAACGATACTTATCGTTGTAACGATCATATTGATATTTCCAGCCAGAATCTAGTACAGCATATGAAGAAGCTGTTAATTGATTTCTGTAAGTAACAATTTTAGTTGCTTGGCCTGTAGTATTTACAACATCTGCATATGGAGGTGATGCAAATACAATTGCATCTCTTCTTGCTTCGGCAATACCAATTGCTGTATTAACAGTGGACACATCTGTTGTTGGGCCCATCATTATTAGACTAACATCGTGTAACTCGTCATTTGAGAACAATGCATACCCTGTTGCCACATTACCTACACTTAAACTGTCGCCAGAAACACCGCCAGATAGTGTAGTTGTAACATTAGATGTTAAGTTTGCAAATGTCTTATTCTGAGAAGTTGTTCCCCAATTTGTTCCAGCATTAGGATGGTCAATAACCCAGATATATGCAGATTGGTTGTTAATTACATTTTTATAATAATTTGTGCTACCATCAGAATTTTTAGCATCTGATGCTTTAGATACAAATGCATATTTTTCTAATACTGCACCTGCTGTGCCTGTCCATTCCCCGGTTGCATCAATGACGATTACGTGTAATTCGTCATTTGATCCGCCTCTTGTTTCAACATAATCTGAGCCTGCAGGAGCAGCGTCGAATTGAGCTCTGTATATCCATGTTGGATATGATGCAGAATCTGCAATCGAAACTTTAATAGAGTTTCCTAATGCGCCAGGATATTTTGCAGCAAACTCACCAATAGCAAATCCGCCCGATGAATAATTATTATCGTAATCATCAAAATTCTTAATTAATGGAGGTGATAATATAATTGTTGTTTCTCCCGATACACTTAATGTTCCGTTTGTAATAGTTACATTTGGAGCCGTTGTATATCCCGAACCAGGTTGTGTGATTATTATATTTGTTATTTGATATTCAACAACTGCGGAAACTACTGCATTTGACGTTATAAAGTTTACATCTGCAGCATTTGGAGTAACGGTGATAGTTGGATTGGTGTTAAACCCGTCTCCTGCATCATCTATAATAATTGATCCAATAGAAGTAGAAATACTTGCCTGTGAGGTTGCATTTGTGCCATCTAACAGATTATTTCTATTGATAGTAACATTAGGAACGTAAAAATATCCGCCCAAACCAGGATTAACTACATTAATTTTATTGATGTATCCGTAACCGATATTAGCAGTAACAGAAGCATCTGAACCAGTATTTCCATCATTACGATTAATGGTTAGAACGGGAACACCTATATATCCATTACCGCTATTAGTAATGGTAAATCCTGTAATTGTATTTCCAGAAATATTTACAGTTGCTGTAGCATGTATACCGCCAGTAACTAGATTTCCGGAGAATTGAATATTTGCTTGTGGGCCGTAATTTGTACCGCCAGAAACAACATAAAGATCTTTTAATTTAAAATGTACTTCTAAGTTTGCACTTGCAGAAGTAGATTGTTCATTTTGAATAACAACGTTGGATAATGTTGTATAATTATTACCAGCATTTGTTACTTGAATACTACGAATGCCGCCTGCAGCTAAAGTAGCTCTTAAATTTGCACCAGAACCAATACCACCGGAGGTAACAGTTATTGTCGGCGCAGTATTATAACCGCTACCGCCGTCAATAATAAAAACTTTTTCAATGCCGCCATCTGTCCCTAAAACTGCAGTTCCTGTAGCAGTAACACCATCTGAATCTGAAGGTGCACTAAAATTTACTACGATATTGCTCGCAGTTAAAAATGTATTCGCAAAATCTAACAAAGTTACATTTGCAACAAACCCTGAAGGTGTAGATACTGCATTTTTAGCTACTCCACCATTTACTGCACGAACTAATTTTAAATTATTACCGTATGATAAAAAATTTGCTGCAGTAAAGAAATATCCTGCTGTAGTATCGTTCGGTTTGCCAAACTGGCTAACCAAATTAATTTCTGAGTCTACAGTGGTTACTTGTTCCACAGGCCCCCATTGAAAAGCGCCGGTTAATGCGCCCGCGGTTGTTGCAACTGAAGGAATTATTGTTGTTCTATCTTCTTCTGTTACTGCAACACCGGGTGAAAGCTGAAATGCCATCTTCGTCTCCTTGATAATTTTATAGATGTTTCTCTATAATATGATTTCTATTTATTTATAATTATCATCTTTTAGACATTTT